TGCTTAACGTGTTTGTTAGCCCCTGTGTACTTGCGCCACTTCCAGTTAAGGATGGGTGAGCAAATTCGTCCATCGAAAATGATGTAACTAATACGCTTGTCTGCTTTTGACTTTGATAAGGCACGAAGCTGATCTGCAAGATCGCCCATGATGTCGGGCTTGCTTGACTTGAACAGGTCACGATCGACATCAATGGCACGTACCCAGCCTTGGTCATCTGGATTATGATCAGACTTGCGAGCAGCGTGTCTGGTATCACCAATCCAGCCATCCGATGCGCGGTCACGATCTGGGAATGAGTCATCGATCTGCTCCCTTAACTGGATAGCAGCCTTAGAGAGTTTTACCTTCATCCAAGTAATGCAGCTACTTCATCGGCTGAAAGCCCTAGCTTGTCAAGTATTATTTGTCGAGCTGCATTTTTTTCGGCTTGCTCTGCTTCGCGTTGAATTTTTGCCGCTTCTCTTTCAGCTACTATTGCCTCCGCTGCTGCAATTTCCTCAGCTGTAAAAGGTCTAATAGTTTCCTCGCCTGTTTCAAGGTTGATAATTTTTTCCGTGTAATTTGTCATTTTATGCTCCATAGATAAACATAGTACCGGCATCCCAGTTTCCAACATCGACATTAGCGCTAATACTCGTTACCGCTGCCGATCCACTATAATAACCGCCAAAACTGTAATTATATTGATTAGATCCACCACCTGTAGAGCCACCACCTGAGCCCCAAAAGGCTTTAATACCAGTTGATTTACATCCGTCTAATCTTACATATCCAGTTGAAACCGATGCCGCATTATTGCCCATGTCGCATAACTGTATGCCTGTGCCACTTGTAGAGGAAAATGAGGAAAATTGGCCTGATGCGTATGTGCTTGCGCCATTTGTTTGGTTTCCCCATGAATTGTAATTTGTAGCCGTATCCGTATTAACGCGAATCTTAACATTAGCCGAAGCACTACTAGAGGATCCATTAGATATAATTACCATTAAGGACTCCTTGTCGGATATGCCGCTTACTGTTACTGTTGCAGATCCAGTTAAAGCGGTGCCTCCTGCGTTCAATAAAGTCCATGTAAGACCAGATGATGGTGTTGCCCATTTAAGTCCCGTTGCAGCAGTTGAATCAGCTGTAAGGACTGTGTTGTTTGCTCCTACTGCAAGCCGTGATGCTGTGTCTGCTGCTGTTGCGGCAATAATGTCACCCTTAGCATCCAAGATAGTTGCAGGAATACCCGTGGCATCTGCCACCCACTTAAAATCCATGTCTGTATTGCTGTTTTTTGCAAGAACTTGATTGGTCGTTCCGCCTTTAAGATCTAACAAAGAAGCATCAATAGCATCACCGAGTGTCTCGATTGCCGTTGCGCCATCCTTGACTAAATCGGTAGAAGTTGGAACGCTCCATCCAAAATTGGGTGTGGTTGTTGCCATTATGTTAGTGCTCCTGTCGCGTTATTCCATGTAAGTGTACCATTCACGCCTGTCCAGATTAGGTCAGACGGGGTGACTGTCTGCCATTGTGTCGTTGATAGCGAGAAGTCTGTAGCTGAGATATATAGGGTTAGATCTACAAAAGTAGGCGTAGCGTTCATTACTACATTTTCTACAAAGCCGCTAAAAGATCCGTTAAGCATATTGGCAGGTAGATTCTGGATAAGAACAGGCTGACCAAAAAAGACCCCGATGAGGCGATCTAGTAACACGCTAGGCATGTCAGGGTTATCTAGTCTAAAGGTAATCGTCTCTAATTGTCCTCTAGGGATAGAGCGTAAGTTTAACTCACGCGCTGCGATGTCATCGATGTCAGATGCGTTCTTGATGTTTGACTCCAATGAACGCTCATAGAGTCCGTAAGTCACAATAGAGTCGCTGTTAGAAGCGGTATAGGTTGAAGCGTAACCTGTGGAGTAGCGATAAATAAGACTGTTGCGAATGCGAGCAGTCTGTGTAGTTGAGCGAATAGTGCTAGGCGATGCGTAAGAGGAATCGAGATTTGTGTATCCATTAGCGATAAGATAATTAGAACGATGATCGGCATCGGCATAATCGACATTGCCAGACTTGGTTTCGAATATCTGACCAAGTGCGCTATTGGCTATCTGGTCTGCAAGTGTATTTGATTTAGCAGATGCCGAAGCTGCAAGGGCGATCATTGTGTAGAAGCCTGCATCGATTTCGCCTACGCTAGTTTCAGCGTTAGCCCATGTAGTAGTTGCTGGGTATGTTGCCCATGTTAGTGTGGGTAATACTTCTGACCATGGCAGGGAAAGGGCTGAGCCAAGGATAGCGGCGATTTGCGCCCCATCTAAGCCTTCTGCTAGAGCTGTGTTGTAAACAGCCTTAGTAAGCCTTGCAAGGCTTCCTACGCCCAATACTGTGCCCATGGTAATAAAGCCAGTTTCCTCAGGGCTTCTAACTCCAATGGAGAAGTCTGAAACCTCACCACCGAAAACAGTCACATAAGTGCCAGATGAATTCTTAAGCTCTAATGTAATTGTTTCTGAGACGTTAATAGTAAAGGGTGAGCCATCTGTATTGATAATCTGTACTCGGCAGTAACCAGCAGTCGGTTGCCGATCAATATCTATTCGACCCGATGCGAAAGATACTGACGTGACATTGGTGTAAACATCATCATTGATTGTCACGCGCCATTCTGGCAACCAAGGCATTAGTCAATACCTAACACATCTACTGTGCCACGATTACCTGCGCTGCGGATGATTTCGACAACTTTTTCCGCTACAGCGTTTGGATCGCTAAAAGGATCGCCTGTCACAGTCACATCAATCTTAGTTGTGCCACCTGTAGCTGTACCTGCTCCAGCAAGATCTGCTGCATCTGCTGCTGCTTGTGCTTGTGCTGCTGCAATCGCTGCTGCCAATTCAGCCGTTACCGCTGCTAACTCATATTTAACGCCTTGCAAAGTATCTGTTGCTAGCGTAGCAAAATCAGTAGTTGCAGCATTAGCCGCATCTGTAAGCGCTTGTTCTCCGTCAATCAATAAACCACCTAAAATGCTTTGTGCTGCTTTTGAGGTAGTAAGAAGTGAAGCAGTTGCATCTGTCGTAGTCTTAGTTATTGCCTCAGTAGATGTAGTCAATGAAGATGTAACTTCGCCATTTGCCTTGCTGAAAGATGATGACCATTCTGTAAGGTTAGGCTTAAGAACAGTTGTGGCAATTTTGCCAGTAAAGGATGACCATTCTTTGCCAGTAGCGGTAATGGCAGTGCCTACTCCACCAATGGATGTAGTCAAAGCGTTAATGGAAGCAGTAATTGGATCTACTGACCATGCACCAAAAGGATCTGCAAACTCTAAGGTTTTAATTGTGGCAAGCAATTCAGTTAATTCTTTAGTGTTTTCCTGAGCCTTTTCCAATGCCTTTTGATACTTTTCGACATCCGTCATGTTCTCATCAACGATTGCCTTCATGAGCTTTAGGCGGATCTCATCTTCCTTGGAGATCTTACCCTTAAGGGCTGCTTCAATCTGAATCTTTTGTAGGTCAAAGACTGCCTTAGCCTTGGCAAGTTTAAGAGAATCCTTTTGTGCCTTCTCAGAAGCCTTTGCCATTGCTTCCAACTTCTTGGCGCGAGCAGCAGCCGCCGCTTCTGCTTTCTTCTCAGCTGCTAAACGCTCTTTATATCCACCATCGCCACTACTAGGAAAAAATAACTTGCCTGTGTTCATAGGTTGCGGCGGATTGGATTTTCTCATCGCATTGCCGATAGCACCAATCGCTACTGCTGCAACACCAATAGCAGTAAGCCATGGAGCCCATGCAAGACCGATAGCAAGACCTGCTGCGACAAGAATAGGTTGAGCAATCTTTATTTCTTGGACTAAATATCCGAAACCTGTAATTGCATTAGTGAGTTTGATCGAAAGATTCTCGATGTTTTTCGCTGCGCCACCTGCGCCATTCTGTCCACCAAGACCGCCAAGGGCTTGAACCAGACCGCCACCAATGCGCTCTTTAGCTTGATTACTTACCTCTGCAAGAATGGCAAGTTGACCGCTAAGAGTCTTAGCAGCTTCATCGGCTGACCCTAGTGTCTGGCTTCCGATTGTTTCTAAGATCTCATCAAAGGACATAGCAGCAAGTTCAGCCTTTGTAAGACCTAATCTGTATTGGTTAAGTCCCTTTGTGTTTCCAACATAAGCATTTGCAAGATCTT